AGCTCCTCCTTGACCTGTTTGTGCCATTTGCTCGTTTAATCCTCCGTATGTTTCAGAAAGATAATTAGTAATAGCTGATGCTTTTTCCTCTTCTGAACCTAATTCAATTATCTTTTTAGTTGCATCATCTATTTTAAATCCTCTTTTTGTAAGAGAGGCATAATTACCCTCCATGGCCATTCCAAAAGCATTTCCGAAACTTATCATGTCTTCAGTAGTAGCGTTCAATCCTTTTTCAGCAACTATCATATCAGTAATGGCAGGAGTCATTTTTGCTATAGTATCAGAACTTAATTGAAAAGTAGCTAATTGAGCTTGTAATGCAACAATAACATCATCGCTAATTACTCCTACTTTCTGCATCGCTTGAGCTTGATCAATCAAAGCGTTAACATTTTCAGTAGTTGCGTCTGTATTCTTTTTTAATAAAAACTCAAGTTTTGTAGCTTGCTTTATTGATTCGTCAAACTCGGCTAAACTTTCCCCAAAGAACTGTCCTATTTTTTGAATACCAAAAAATGTCGCTAATGGTACAGCAATTTTCTTTAATGCAGATCCAACATTATCAATATCTTTAGTAAAGATTTTAGCGTTATTGGATGCACTCTTAAAGGCTTTACCTGTTTCGTCTTTGCCTTCTACTGTAACTATTACTTTTTGATTATTTTCTGCCATTTTTTAACTTATTTTCTATTGACATTATGGTTATCATTTTATCTATAAAATCACTTGGCTGGTTCATTATTTCTTTATATGTCCAACCGAATTTTTCGCATAACCTATACATTACAACCTCTTTCGGAATTTCTGTTGAAGCCCCTTGAAAAAAGAACACTGCTTTTTTTGTAAAATCTTTTTTTTTTCTAAATTATCCTTATTTCGTTTAATTATTTCAGCATAGAGAGGAAGTATAACTTTTTTACTAAACTTATCTGTAACCTCTTTAGTTATTGGAGTAATACTTCCGTCATCTTCTGCTAAGTTCCAACTATCTATCATTTTCCAAATAAGAAATCTCATTTGATCTGTCGGATCTTTAATAGACAATAAGTCAATTTCATCATACCACGGCAATTCATTCTTGATATTAATAATCAAGTCTGTTTCAGGTATTTTAACTTCTATTGTTTTTTTAAGTTCTGATGATTTCATGATTAGTATGCAGTTCCAGCTGTTTTGTTTACTAATGTTATTTCAATTGCATATCCGTCTGTTTGATCATACAATACTTCAAATGTTTGATTATCAAATATCAATGAATCAACTTCTAAAGGAGTTTCGTTATTGGTTAATTTTACATTATGGAATTTGATAGTAAAACTTTCGTGTGTTCCGTCAACTGCAACTTCTTCTCCAGTAGAAATCATTGTTATTGCTTGTTTTGTCATGTTTAACCAAGCAACATGTTGAGCTTCACTCTCAAACACTCTTCTTGTTGTAATTTCTGCTTCTCTTGTTTGAGGTAATAATTGGAATGGGTCCTTAGATCCACTTGCAGGAGCATCTAAAAGATTGTTCTTAAGTGTAAATGAGAATGAATACATTCCGGTTGCTGTATCTTTTGCTCCGGCATTAGTAGTAGCAGTTGCACTATCAGCACCAACTCCAATCAATGTGTCTCCTAACATGAAAGGCTTTAATTGTCCTGTGTAACTTGGAGTTTGAGATTTTAAGTATATTTTATTTCCTGCATCAGCAGTTATTGATAAAGAACTAAATCCCACTGTTTCTCCGTCTACATTAACGCTTGTTAGAACAACATCTTGATATAGTCCAGTATTTAGCTCAACGCAGATTGTATCTCCTGTTACAAGCCCTAAATTAGGCTTCATATCATAATTACTTGCAAGCTTTAATTCTGTTACTGCTCCAGAAAGTCCTACCTTTAAAGTTCCAGCAGAGAATTGTCCCATAGCTTTAATAGATGCTGTAATTTGCATTTTTTGATCAACCCAATCAAGCTTTAATTGATCTGCTTTGACTCCGAAATATCTTTGAGAAAATGGTCCTTTTTGTATTTCTATTGTGTAACTATCAGGACTTCCTACTGTAAAAGGATGTGTATATCCACTTGCATCTCCAGTTGTTGTTCCTTTTAAGTATGTCATGTTTAAGAAATGACCTAAGTCATCTCCATTAGCATAAACTACTATATCTCCTTCATGTTTTCTATCTCCTGCTAAAAGATCATCACTCTTCCAATCAAGACCTTTCATTCTTCTATCAGGAACCTGATTAAGAATTGATTTAATTGATTCACTAACTAATGGGATAAAGCTAGTTGGTATTACTGCTACACCAGAAGTTGTTTCTGGTTTTACTGCTAAATAACTTTTACTTCCTAAATATGAATTCATGTTTTTGTTTTATTATTTTTTATCTTCTAATTTTTCTGGAACCTGTGTTATAGGTTTGTCTATAACTTTCTCAAAGTTTTGATTGTTAATTTCAAACTTTGTGTTTACTGTTTCCCCTGATTTTATAAGTCCTATACTTGGAACATATAAATCTTCTTTTGTGATATTTTTATATTTCATGTTTTTATTTTAATAATTATTAACGAAATCTACTATATGAACTTCAAATGTTGCGAATAAATACACTCCCGACCTAACTGTTGTATCTAACAATAAAGGAACAATTCTTACAAACAAACACTCTCCACTTAAATTAACATCTTTATCAAACATTTCTATTATCTTATCTATTGATGTAATCATTGCATCAGTAGCTTCCTCGTTAGTCTTTCCTCCTTCCTTATTTTCCTGATAAAGATCAATATTGAATATAAATTCTCTTTGATTCCTACTTGTGTCTGCGAATTCTCCCTCTCCTCCAGATAATCTTATAACTGCTGAAGGATATCCACTAAAAGTTCCACCTGTATAATCTCTGACCTCGTGCAATATAGTTTTTGCAGGAGAACCAGAGTCAACTAATGCTTCCAGTTTAGTTTTTAATACCCCTCTTAAATTGTCGTATGTCTGTCTTGTCATTTATATTCTCTTAATTATGTTATTTACTGCATCAATGAAATATTTATTTATCCACTGCACTGCTTCCTCAACTGATTTTTTCATAAAAGGATTTGCTGTAGTTCCCGGATGTTTTACTCTTTTACCAAAAAATTGTCCTTTTCTTACATTCGCTAATGCCATTTTATTAACTGGTAATATGTCATGAGGTCTTGTTCCTTCGTGGACATATATTGCATACTTTGCTTTAGCTTCTACAACTCCCTTTAATGGCTCAAATCTGCTATGTATGCTCTGTCTTAAAGCTCCTGTGTTTACTGGTGATAATTTCTGTGATAATGACTGTATTTTAAGAGCAGACTTCTTAATGGCATTATTTATTTCTTGTAAAGCTACAATCGGCTCATTCTTTACTGCTTTTTCTAATTGCCTTAAATCAATTTTAACATTTATGTTCATTCTTTATATTTTCTTATCTGTAACTCCATGTGATGGCTTCCTTCTCCATCTTCATAAGTGCTAATTCCAACAACAGTGTATTTATCGCTTCCGTCTATGATTTTATCTCCCTCCTTAATATCCACTACCTCACAAAACATGTTGTAATCCTTGCCTGTGCTTCCGTCTAAATCTTCTCCGTAGGAGGCCATAAATGGCTGTATTATGCAGTTTACTGAAGTAAGATAGGAAACATACTGTTCTTTCTTTGTAGTAGCAATATCTGCCAATCTCTGTGTTCTTACTGTTTTGTTGTATCTATCTTCTATCATAGGTAGTGTTTTTTATATCTTTGTAACATTGTTAAGGCCTTATTAAAGGCATCTAATTGCTCTTGATTGTTGTAACTTACAGAATAACTTCCTATTGTTTCATTATTAATACCATTTACTGAATACTTTGCATTATACATTCCTGCTACTAATACAGTCGCTATATACATAATATCTGCTGGAGGTGTTTCACTATATCCCCATTTTGCCGTTATCCTTGCATTCTGTATGCCGAAGTCAAATATCCTGCTTGTTAATAATAGTTTTGTAATTGGTATTTTTAATGCAGAATAATTGTTAGGTAATGGAATATATCTATCAGTTCCGGTGCTTGATAATTCAGTAAAAGTATTCCCATATTGATCATTTCCTACCTCAACTTTAGTAATCTCAACACAGTCATCAATTAAAAGTTCTTGTTTTCCCATTCCGTCAAATAATCTTGATGAAGCAGAAGAGCAGGCACTAAAAATTCTTCCAGTATATCCTTCAATATAGTCCTGAACTGCCAATATATAATCATTTAAAGAATATTCTAAAGTCTTTTTTAGAAAGTCCTCAACTCTTTGTTGTGATGTGTATTCTCTATCTGTCATCTTTTTTAATTATTTTATCTTCATTAATGGGACTACCTTTTATTTCCATGACTATTTCTAAATTTTTATCATTACTCTTTTCATTAAGATAAATCTTTCTTCCGGTTATTTTGTTTTTATAAATATATCTGTATTGCATATTAAGTCCTTATTTAGAGAGGTCATTTCTGACCTCCCCGATAAACACTCAACTTAAGCAGAGGCTGTGTTTGTAGATAGAACTGTAACAGGTATTCTGAATCCAGTAATAGATTGCATGTAACCAACTCTTTCAATAAACCTAACTGCTTGTCTGTCAGTTGTAATTAGGTTAATGTCTGCGTTGTTTGCAACGTTTCTGATACTTCCAGCGTCAAATCTTTCTACTCTTAAGCCACCTTTCTGACCAAAGATACAACCCTTTTTCAAGTCTCCAAAGATAATGAAAGGAGTGTCCTCAGCTGTGTCAGAAATTGTAGGCATTGCTTCTACTAATTCAACAGGATATCCCCAGATTGTAGCAGGACCTGATTCGCTTGGTCTCTGGTAAATGTAGTCATTAGTAGTTGATGTTTTCAACTTTCTAACAAGACTCATAATGCTTCTGTGCATATAGAACTTTGCTCCACCTAATGCTCCAATTGGAGTAGCGTCTATCATATCAATCAAGTCATCGCCAGTTAAAGAAGCAAATGTAGTTCCAGTCAATGTCTCACTGTTAACTGTTGTGCTGTTTAATAAACCTGTGAATGATCCGTATGTAGATGTTCCGTCTCCACTGAAGAAAGCTAAATCTTCTTTGTATGCTAATCCTTCTGCTACTCTTTCAGAAGCAAATCTGAATAAATCAATTTCAGTGTCTTCTAAAAGTTCGTTAGTGAAAGTGATAATAGCATATAGCTTTTGAAGTGTAAGTTCGTTTTGTCCTGTTACCCATTGAGTAGATAACATTGAGCTACCTTCTCCAATCCAAGCAATAGTTAAATCAGTTGCTAGTTCGTTTGCCTTATATGAGTGTTTTGAAAGAGTTAACAATTCCATGTTTCTTCTTGCAACACCATATTGACCTTGTAACAATCTGATCTCTGCATCTAATTCAGAATCAACTGTGTATCCTGCATAAGGAGTTCCTGTTTCATCAGTAGACATTTCTTTTTGGAAAATTGTCTTGATTGCTTCAACGTCTCCATTTAATACAGCAGTAATTCCTTTTCTAAATCTTTCATTCATTGCCTTTCTGTCTTTCTTAGCTTCAGCAGAATAGATACCTGCTCCTGCTTTCATTGCAGATGCTTGTTGTTCGCAGAATTCTTTAAACTTTTTACTCATTTCCTCTTCTGTTGCCTTGATTGCTTCAGTTGCAACTTGCTTTGAAGCTTCAAGAACCATTGACTTTGTTTCGTTTAAAAGCACTTCTTCTTGTTGAGATAATTCTACTTCAACTTCTTTTTCTTCTCCGTTTTCAACTATTTTTCTTTTTATAATCATTTTTTTTATTTATTATTCTTAATTATTTTAACTTGCTCTCTAATTGCTTTGTTAAGCAATCTGTTTACACCGGCTCGGACTCCTTCTTGAAGTGTTTCGGCCTTTAATATCTCGCCAGTGTCTTTAACTAACTTTAACATTGTGTCTATCTTTTCCTTAACTTGTTTTTCTTTGTCGCAATCTTCTCCAATTGGACAACCTAAAACTTCTTCTACTTCATCTTTTTCCTTTTCTTTTTCCTCTTCTTCTTTGATATCGTTCTCAGCATCTATTTTTGCCTGCTCTATTGCTTCTGGAGTTTCTTCTTCTGCTTCTTCTTCTAGTTTTGGCAATATTTCAACTTCTGGAAGGTCTTTTTCTTGTTCTACGTCTATTCCACCATCTTCTTCTATTTCTTCCTCTAATGCTTCATTTATGCCCTTAAAAAGAGGTTTGAGGTCTATGCCTGCACTCTTTGCAAGAGCCATTGCATTAGCTGGAACAGAAACAGCACTAATTTCCAATAATTCTGATTTTAATATCTCTCCTTTGTCTGAAAATTCCTTTGGAATAAATCCTACTGAAAAAGCGTTTAAGAATCCTCCTTTGTAAAGGTCAAATATAATTTTTGCAATAGGATTTTCTTCAACTGCAAACTTAATTTTACCCTCAAGTTGTCCATTTTTAACTCCAATTTTCTCTGCCTTACCAATAACATCTGTAGCACTCCAATAGTTATGACTATTTAGAATAACAGGATTTTTCTTGAATTGTTTTAGATCCCAATTCTGCCTAACAATATCTCCGTGTCTATCTTCATCTTCAGTAGAAAATATTGCTTCCAATGTAAACGTTTCTTCTTCAACTCCCTTAATTTTTATATTTAATAGTTCGTAAAGTTTTTTATTCATTTTTTTATTATTTATTATTCTCCAAGTGCAGGTCCTATAACGCATCTGCAATTAAATTCTTGAGGATATGGCAATCCATTACTAAAATTTTCTTCTAATCCTACTATTTCTCCGTTAAGCATTTCGTGTTCTGGTCTTGTTCTGTTATCTAAAACAGCAATCCATTCTTTACCGGTTGCTACTCCAGACTGTCTATATGCTTCTAATAAACCGTCATTGTTTGCAGTAGTTGCTTCAGTTCTTGCAATAAGCTCTGCTCTACTGGTAGATAATTCATCAAATACGACTTTAACCCTTTCTGTTAGTTCATTTATTGTTTCGTCTTCTTCTGCTCCAATTGAAAGAGTGTCTTTTAATTTATCAAAAGTTGTCTTTGTTGTTGTCTTGGCATAAAACTTTGCTTTCTTATCAATGACTTTCTTCATTCTTTCAGTCATGGATAATGGTTTACTTATTCCTAAAAGATCTAAAGCTCCATTTCCAGCATCACTAATAAACTCTTCTAAATATGGAGTGATGAAAGATATTGCAAGTCCTACTTCATCATCAAACATTCCGTCTAAATCAATCTTAATCTTACTTTTTGCTTTAGTAGCAAATCCTATTTCTTTTAAAACCCTATCCTGCTGACTACTAGCAAACTTTACAACACCCTCT